GGGCGTATAAATGGCACAAGTCACGGGCCGAGTATTTATTAAATTGAACGGGCAGGTGCAACCGTCCAAGGAGGGCGCGAAGCTCATGTATGCCCCCGGCAACATCGAGCGCGAGCCGGTCACATCCGACCGCGGCGTGGAAGGGTTCAAGGAAAAAATCGTCGCGCCAACCGTGGAGGCGACGTTTACTCATTCCGCAGCGCTGGATATTGATGCAATCCACAACGCAAAAGACACCACGCTCACGTACCAGACCGACACCGGCGTGTCGTACATTCTGCGCGGGGCATTTTCGACCTCCGCGCCGACGCTGGCAACCGGTGAGGTGTCTTTTAAATTCAGCGCCATTTCGGCGGAGGTCGCGTAATGGCTCAAAAAATCACAACCGCCAAGCTGGCGCGGGGTTTGACTTTAGGCGCGGTCACGTATGACGAAGCCGACATCCGTGAAGGCACTCTCGCGGACGCCTTCGCCGCCGAGGACATCGCCTCGGTGAATCAGGAATTAAAATTTGATGCCGCGTTATTGGTGCAGCGCATCGTGCTGCTGCGCAACAAAGCCACCGGCGAGACGTTCGCCGGCGTGTTGACGCTGGACATTCTCGGCAGGCTCAAAACCGCCGACTTTAACGCGCTGCGCCGGGGCATGGCGGAGGCGGAAGAAGTGGGGGAGCCAGAACCCGCGCCAGGGCCAACCGGCTAGACGCGGTCGCCCTGATCGCCCTCAAATTCGGCTGGTCACGCGCCGAAATCCTCGCGCTGTCCGAGTCCGAATTCGCGCACTATATAAAGCTGCTGACAAAATCCCCCGATGGCTAATAAAAACCTAAGCGTCGCCCTCGAACTGACCGCCAACAGCGCCGGCCTGGACGCCGGGCTGCGGCGCGGCCAGACCGCCGTGCATCGGTTCGGGCAAGGTGTGCGTAACGAGTTTAAAGCCATCGACGACGCTTGGAACTCGACGGCGGCGAACCTGGGCAAGATTGGGCTGGGGCTAGGCGGCGGCGCGTATTTGGGCGCGGCGACCAAGCGCTTCGCCGACGCCGAACACACGCTGCGCGGTATGGGCAACGCGGGCGATTTGACCAATAGGCAGCTCGGCTCGGTGCAGCGCGAGCTACTGCAAACAGCGAAGGACACCAACCAATTCCGCGAAAGCTTAATCGGCGGTTTGAATACGCTGGTATCGAGCGGCATGGAATTCGACCGATCTAAAAGCCTGATCCGGGAAATCGGCTATGCGGCGACCGCCAGCCAGGCCGACATTGAAGACCTCAGCAAAACGGTGTTTGCGCTGGACACGAACCTAAAAGTGTTGCCCAAGGATATGGGCAAGGCGTTGAACGTGTTGACCGTTTCCGGTTTTTCCGGCGCGTTTGAGCTAAAGGACATGGCGCGATATTTTCCGCTGCTGACCGCGCAAGCGGGCAAGCTGAGCATGGAAGGGCCGACCGGCGCGGCCTCGTTAGGCGCGGGCTTGCAGGTTGCTAAAATGGGCGCGGGAACGCAGGGGGACGCTGCGACAAACCTAGTCAATTATTTGACTAAGCTGACCATGAAGCAGACTACGGAGAATTTTGCGAAGGAATTCAATGTGGACTGGGAGGCGAAGTTTAAAGAGTTCGGTAAATCAGCAGACCCGCTGCTGGCGTCAGTTAAATTCATTAAGGATACGGTCGGCACTGACCCCTTCAAAATTCAGAAAATTTTCGGAGACCAGCAGGTGCTGGACTTTTTGACGCCAATGCTTCAGCACACGAAGGAATACGAAAACATCCAGGCAAAAAGCTTAAGCGAGACAGGCGCGATTGATAAGGCGTATGCAACCAACATGGGTACGCTGGTCGAGCAGTCAAAGCGGTTCCGCATCAACATGGAGGCCATTACGGAGCAATCGAAAAGCCTCAACGCGGCATGGAGCGTGGGCGGCAATCTGTTAAAGGGCGTCAACGACAAGCTGGCCACAGGCGACATATCGCTAGAAGGCATGGTCGGCGGCGGCGCGGCGCTAGCCGGCGGCGCGTATGTCGGCAGCCGCCTGCTCAAAGGCGCGGCGGGCGGATTGTTTGGGATGTTAGGTGGCGCGGCTTCAGGACTGGCTATCGCGAAAGCCACCGGGGCGACGCCTGTGTCTGTCGTCAATTGGCCGGCGGGCGGCGAGATGGATTTGACATCGCAAATCGTCCGTAATCCGATGGGATCGGCGGCGGCGGGAGTGGGCCTGGGCGCGGCAGGCTCCGCCGCAAGCGGCGCTTTAGCTGGGTCTGGACTTCGTGCAGCCGGTTCGGCCTCATTGCTGGGTTCGGCGGGCGCGTTGGCATTGTCGGGCGCGGCAGGCTATGGCATTGGCGCGTTTGGCATTAACCCCTTGTTGACGGATTACGCTAAAAACCGCATCGGCGAGGCAATGGCCGATGCCTTTTCACCGTTTAGCGGTGAGGCGCGGCAATCTATCAACCGCACAAGCCGTTATCAGAGTCGCGCCGGCGGCGATGACGCGGGAAGTCACGATTGGACAACGCCCGGCACTCATGCGTTTATGGCGGACACGCTGGGCTTCGGTGCCGCCAAGATGCTAAGTTTATTCGGTAACAAAGAGGCCAAAAATGCCGTGGCGATCAATGAAAACAAGGAAGTCCAACGCAGGCTTGCCAACATTGGCCCGGACGTGGACAAAGCACTCCGCGATAATAATGCCAGCCTCGGCGATAAGCTGGAAAACGCTATCAGGGAAGCATTAGCCAAGGCGTCTGAGAAGAAAGTGGACATGTCGCTGACGCTCAAAGGACAGCCCGCCATACTGGAAAAACTTAGCACCCAAGGCGCTAATGTCAGCATCGATTCCGGCATCCTAGGCACGGGGCACTGATGGCCGACTATCCCGATAAGCTGCTGCCCGGCTCGTTTCGCGGCGTCGCGTTCAAAGTCGAAGCGCACGACGAGCAGCTTGGCCGGCGCTTTCAAATCCACCAATATCCGGGCCGCGACACGCCGTATGTCGAGGATTTAGGACAAGAGGCCGGCGTCTGGTCGCTGGAATTGTTCGTCATCGGCCCGAACTATTTTGCCGACCGCGACGCGCTGCGCGACGCGCTGACCAAGCCCGGCCCCGGCGAACTGATTCACCCATACCTAGGCCGCAAACAAGTCGCCGTCACCGATGCGTCCATGCGCGAGACGATGGACGAGGGCGGCATGGCCCGGTTCCGCTGCGAGTTTACGCAATCCGCCGCGCCGACCTATCCCACCGCGACGACGCAAACCTGGGCGATTGTGCGCGGCAAAGTCATCGCCGCCGAGACCGTCGTCAATCAATCCTTTGCCACCCGCGCCGAGACCTGGCTAGACAAAGCCAGCGTCTGGGCGCGTCAAGCGGCGGGCTATTTAAGCGGCGGCTTGCAGGTGCTGATCGTGGACGTGGCCGGCCAATACCTGCCCGTCGGTACGCTGCTCGGCACCATCACCTCCCTGTCGCAAGCGGGCTTGGGGTTGCAATCGCTCATCGCCAGCCCCGCCAATTTCTCCGCCGGCCTGTCCGGTTGGATGGGTAATTTCGTGTCATTATCGGAGAGTGCGTTTGGCACCGGCGGCGACGACCGCGACAAGTCATTGGCGGCCTATGCCGCCCTGGCGGCGGCGGGTTCCGGGTTTGGCTTGGAGCCTATCGCCGCCGCGATTTATGCCAGCCCGAACGATCCCGTCCCCGCCGTCCGCGCCGCCGTGCTCAGCGGCGTCAGCGTGTACATCGCCGCGATCAATCTGCGCGTGCTCGGCGGCGAAACGCTCTCCGCCGACCGCGCTCTGCTGTTAGCGCTGGCGGCGGAAATCCTTATCCTCAACCGCCGCTTGGCGCTGATCGCCGAGGCTTACGCCGCTTCAAAAATGACCTGGGACAGCTATCAAGCCGCGATCATTTACCGCACCTCAATTGCCGACCGCCTCGAAGCCGAAGCCGACACGGCGGCGGATGACGTGTGCGCCGCGCTGCGCGAGTTGCGCCTTGCCACGATTCAGGATCTCACCGCCCGCGCCGCCGACCTGCGGCGGCTAGACAGTTACACGCCGCTGCGCACGCAACCCGTGTGCGTTTTAGGCTTTAGGCTGTACGGCGACGCGGCAATGGGTGACGACCTCCGCGCCCGCAACCGCATCCCGCATCCGGCGTTCGCGCCCGGCGGCGTGGTCTTGGAGGTGTTGAGTGTTTGACGTGTCGCTAACCGTCAACGGCCAGCAGTTCACCGGTTGGGTGGACGTGACGATCAACTTGGGGGTTGAGCAAATCGCCGGCGATTTTCGCATCACCGCGACGCACCGTTGGCCGGGCGGATGGGACGGCCAGCCTTTCAAGGACGGCGACGCCTGCGCGGTCGCTATCGACGGCGAGACCGTCATCACTGGGTTTGTGGACATGGTTGGGCCGTCGTATGACGCGAGCGCGCATATCATCACCATCGAAGGCCGTGACCGCGCGGGCGATCTGGTGGACTGCTCGGCGGTGCATAAATCGGGGCATTGGCGCGGCGCGACGATCCAACAAATTGCGGGGGATCTGGCTAAGCCTTTGAGCGTCGGCGTGACGTTGGCGGGCGAGGCGGGCGACCCATTTAAAGATTTTGCGATCCAGGAGGGCGAGACCGTGTTCGAGGCGCTAGGCCGCGCCGCCGCGATGCGCGGGCTGCTGGCCGTTTCCGATGGCAAGGGCGGCGTCACATTGACCCGCGCCGGCACGCAGCGCTGCGGCACCACGCTGCAAAACCCCGGCAACATCCTCGCCGCCAGCGGCGAATATTCCAGCCGCGACCAGTTTTCGACTTACATCGTCAAAGGCCAGCGGCGCGGGTTTGACACTGACGCCGGTGCGCCGGATTTGCTGTCATCTGCCGAGGGCGCGATCACCGACTCCGCCGTCCGCCGCTATCGGCCCATGGTTATTCTGGCCGAAGACCAGGGCGACGCAAAGACGTTTAAAAGGCGGGCCGCGTGGGAGCAAGCGACTCGCGCCGCGAAAGCATTCCACACGCGGCTGACGGTGCAAGGCTGGCGCGAGTCTGGCGAAACCGGCCCGCTTTGGCGCATCAACAAACTGGTGCGCGTCATCGACCCGTGGCAATGGCTGGACAGCGATTTGCTCATCACCGGCCTGTCGTTTGTCAAAAGCGAGGGCGGCACGGTGTGCCACATGCAATTGGCAAACCCGAAAGCCTACGAACTGCCGCCGGTGTCCGCATGATCCGCACGATTCAAAAAGCCCTCGCGCCGATCCGCCGCCGCGTCATGCTGATGGTGCAGCGCGGCACCATCAAAAGCCTCTCCGACGGCGGCAAGCTGCAAACCGCCCAAGTCCAGGGGCTGGGCGGCAAGCTGCGCGACGGCGTGGAAGTGTTCCAAAGCTACGGGTTTACCAGCGTCCCCAAAGCCGGGGCCGAGGCGGTCATCGTTGCGGTCGGTGGCAATGACGACCATGGCCTGATCATCGCCCACGGCGACCGCCGCTACCGGCTGACCGGGCTGGCGGCGGGCGAAGTGGCGCTGCACGACGACCAGGGCGCAGCGGTGCATTTAAGCCGGGGCGGCATCCAAATCAAGGGCGGCGGCAAGCCCGTCGCGATCACCGGTGCGGCGTTGGTGACGGTGCAAATGGGCACGATTGTCGTGACCGGCGGCGACGTGGTCGCCGACGGCGTGTCGTTGAAAGAGGTCGGCGGGTTCGCCGCCGGCGACGGGGTTTTGTTAGCGGGAATGTTGCATGTCTGAGCCAGCGCTGTCCAAGTTTGTCACCAACATGCTGCCCGTGATCGAAGCGATCAACTCCCTGCTGGGCGCGTATGTGCCAAAAAGCTGGCTAGATGCGCTGAGGTGCACGCTGGCCGGCTATCGGCAGACCATCGGACGTTATAAGTTTTTGGGCGGCGCGCTGGTGTTGGACGCCTCCAATAATTATTTCGAGGTCGAGTTGAATGCGGACGTGCGACGGATTGCATTGCGCAATTTCGTCCCCGGCGCACCCTGGCCGCTGACCATAAAGCTAACCCAAGGCCGCGCCGGCGGGCATATCATCAACAACAACGCCGGCCCGGTTTGGCTGGATGATGCCGCCCCTAACCTGACGCTAACGCCCGGCGCGATCACATTTCTGACGGGGTTTGTCGGCGAGGACGGGGTGCCGCTGTTGGGGCGGGCCTTGGGCACGATGCATGTTGCCATTACATCAATCGGCCCGGGGCTGTCGATAGAGGCCGTTCATACCGTCGATTCCACCGAACCCGCCGCCGCTTCAATCTCGGGGCCGGGGCCGAACTATCGGCTGACGCTGGATATTCCTCGCGGGCCGCAAGGGCTGCGCGGGCTACCGGGCAGCGCTGGCGCGGGGGCCATTTTGATTGCTGCGGAGACGGTGGCATCGCCGACGGCCACGATTTCATTTGCCGGCGATTATTCGGCCTATAAAAATCTGCGCATCGAATTTACTGGCAAGGTGACCAATTCAGGCACCGCAACATACTTCCCGATTTATTTGCGATTTAACGGCGACGCGGTGGCCGCACACTACGATAGTACGGTGCTGCAATATAGCGTTCAAGGTACGGTAGGCTCGTCCGCTTATGCGCCGACCACGAGCGGCTGCGTGGCATTTACGGCCGCGACCAGCTTCTCGTCGCCGTACCCCGTCTCCGCGTACTCGTTGAAAATACCCAACAATAACGGACCGCTCTACCGGAGCGGCTGGGTAGACGGCATGACCAGGCAGGACACGATAGGCATTTATGCCGTCAAGAGCGCGTTTTTGTGGCACAGCGCGGCACTTGTGTCGTCGTTGGATTTAATCAGCCTGGGCACGACGTTTGCCGTCGGCACAACCGCCTATCTTTTTGGAGAGGGCGCGTGACGATTGGGCAGGCGATATTGATGCGCCCGTCTAGGCTAGTCACGCATCACGCTCAAATTTTTAACTATTCGCGCAGCAAACAGCTATTTATCTGCCCCGAAGGGGTGTCCGGGGTGAAAGCATATTTGTGGGGCGCGGCCGGCGGGTCGAGTTGGGCCAATACCGGGGGCGGCGGCGGATTTGTCATGGTGCCGATCAATCTGTCCGCGGGCGACACGCTGGACATCATTGTGGGCGGCGGCGGCGGGTCCAGTTGGTTCGGCGCATCCCCCTATGATGGCGTACCGGCAGGCCGGGCTGGCGGTGGCCCGTCGGGTAAAGTCATCCGGCCCTATGCCGGCGCTGCCGGCGGTGACTATAGCGCCGTGAAAATTAACGGATCACTGTTTGCATTGGCTGGCGGCGGCGGCGGCGGCGGCGGCGGTCCATACGCCTCCGTGTATTCGGGCGGGCCAGGCGGTGGATCGTCCGGCGGGCCGGCGACGTGCGACAACGGGATTTTTGCCACCGGCGGGACACAAAGCGCCGGCGGCACTGGCGGCGGCGATTTAGTCGAACGAATTGAAACCCCGCCGGGCACATTTTTAGACCCGAACGGCAGCTATTTATTGGGCGGAGCGGGCTGCGGTAACGGCGCAGGCGAAAGCTATTATGGTGGCGGCGGCGGCGGCGGCGGCTTATACGGCGGCGGCGGCGGCGGCACCGGGCGCACGACACATAGCACATCAAGCGGCGGCGGCGGGTCGTCGCTAGTGCCCGCCGGCGGATATACCGAACCAGGCAAAGGGACAAGGCCGGGCGGCATGGCGTACCCCTTTTATGAGTGGGGCATCGGCATGGCGACCGCGCCATCGGGCTATCGGCCTAGCAGCCCGGTGACGGAATACGAGTGGGGCAGCGCTTTAGACACGTACCGGTTAGTCCGCGACGGAGGACCCGGTCGCGTGGTCATCACCTGGGAAAAGCAATGGACATAAAATTGCGCGTGAGCGCCGCGAATGGGCTGTTTCCGCTAATCGATTTAAGTGTCGAAAATGGCGACCTATCGCCGGAATCCGGGCTGGAAACGGCGCTGATTTTAAGTCTTTTCCTTGACCGGCGGGCACTTGCGGATGACACGCTGCCGGATGAAACCGGCGACCGTCGCGGCTGGTCCTTGGATCAATACGGCGACCTCGAGGGCGATCAATACGGCTCGCGCCAGTGGCTGTTGGCCCGCTCGCGCGATCTCGACAACATCGCCGCGCGGGCCAAAATCTACAGCGAGGAGGCGGTGCAATGGCTAGTCGACGACGGCGTCGCCGACCGCGTCGAGGTCGCCGTTGAACGCCTGCAAGCGGGCTGGCTGGGGTATTCCGTGACGGTTTACCACGCGGCCCACCCGCCGCGCCAATATCAATTTAAGCAATTTTGGGGAGAGGCATAAATGCCGTTTGAACGTCAAACCCGCGCGGAACTGTTGCACCAAGCCGCAATTGATTTCAACACCGACATCCCCGGCGTCGACGCCACCGTGCGCCATTCCATGGTGGGCGTGTTGTCGCGTCTCCACGGCATGGCGATGGATAGCCAGTATGCCTATTCGGACTGGATTGCCCGCCAAATTCACCCGGCCACCGCCGACGAGGAAATGCTATTGCGGGCCGCATCGCTTTGGCTATCCACGCCGCGCCGCGACGCGACATTTGCCGCAGGCACTGTGCAACTGACCGGCGACGACGGCGCGGTGGCCGTGGTTGGCACCGTGTTGCGCCGCGCCGACGGGGCGCTGTTTGCCACGCAGGCGGAGGCGACGATTGCCTCTGGCGTGGCCGTTGTGCAAGTGCAAGCGCAAGCGGCCGGCGCGGCGGGCAACTGCCTAGCGGCGACGCCGTTGACTTTGCTGTCGCCAGTTAGCGGGATTGATTCCGCCGCGACCGTGACCGGCGCAGGCATCATCGGCGGCGCGGATCTGGAAACGCTGGCCGGCGCGTTGGCCCGGCTTAAACGCCGCGTGCAAACCCCGCCCCGCGCCGGCACCGCCGACGACTTTGTCGGCTGGATGTTCGACGCGCACCCGGGCGTCACCCGCGCGTGGTGCTTTCCGCGTGAGAGCGGACTAGGCTCAATCACGTGCCGCTTTGCCTGCGACGACACTTACGCCGGCGGCATTCCGTTGACCGCTGACGTGGATCAAGTGGCCGCTTATTTAGAGGGGTCGCATTCTGTGTCGGGCCTCATCATCACCCGCGCCCCGGCGGCGTTGCCGGTCAATATCACCATCACCGGGCTGACGCCGAGCACCACGCTTATCCGCGCCGACGTGGCGGCTAGGTTGGCCAGCGTGTTCCGCACCGATGGCACGCCTGGCGGTCGCTACAAACTCAGCGGGGCGTGGTACGACGGCGGCAAAATCCTGCGGTCACATCTGGAGGAGGCCATCGGCTCGGCGGCAGGCGTCCGCGATTTTGCCCTGACCGAGCCGGCCGGCAACGTGCAAGCCGCGACAGGTTATTTGCCCACGCTAGGCACGATCGCCTGGGCTTGACCATGCAAACCCACACCCGCGATGACTATTTTTATGCGCTGGCCGCGTTGCTGCCGCCGGGCGCGGCTTTGCCTCGCACCCGCGACAGCCGCCTAGGCCAGTTGCTGTACGCGCTGACCGCCGAGCTTGCCCGCCACGACGCCCGCTGCGCTGATTTGCTAAACGAATCCGACCCGCGCACCGCGACCGAATTGTTTGCGGAATGGGAAGCGTGGGCGGGTTTGCCGTCGCCGTGCCTTGCGTCGGAAACGCTCACGCTAGGCCAGCGCCGGGCGCTGTTAATCGACAAGCTCACCGACCCGGGCGGCCAGCGGCCGCAGGATTATATCGACATGGCTGCAAGGTTCGGCCACACCATCACTATCCGCGAACACGTCTACACGCCGTGGACAGTGACGACACCCATTAACAAGTCCATTTTTGGCTGTAGCTGGCGGCTAGTCTGGATCGTGGACATGCCGTCATCCGGTTTGGGGTTCTTGGAGTGTTTGATCCGCAGCCGAGCGCCCGAACACACGTCAGTTTTATTTACCCATCCCTAGGAGCATCCATGGACGCCAGTATTTTTGAGGCCGGCGCATCGGCCACCGCGCCAACCCCGCCCGTTTCCCCCTCAACCGGTTATCCCTCCAATGGCAACGAAGCGCTGGGCATTGTCGCCACTATCCCCGGCGCGTTTTCGTTTTATCAAATCCTGTCCGAGTTGGATAATGTCATCATTGGCGCGGGGTTTGCCCGTTCAACGTCTGATTTGACTCAATTGCGGCAGGCCATCATCGCGCAAAGCGCCTGGGTCAAGGCCCAAGTGCGCAATTTCTGCGCCTCGCGCAGCATCGACCCGGACACCGCAGGCGATAACCGCCTGACTTTAGCCATCACCAACGCCTTGCTTTACGCCGAAACGCAAATTAAAAATGCAATCACATCGGCCGGCTTGACGCTGGATTTGGCCGACCTCACGCAGCTATGGCAGGCGATTGCAAAGGCGTCAAGCCCGTTGGCACCGACTGTTTATGCCGCGCCGGGGTCGTACACGTACACGATCCCGGCTGGACGCAGCGCAGTCCGGTATAAGATTTGGGGAGCGGGGAGCGGCGGCGGCTGTGGCACATTGTCCCAGCACGGTGAGGGCGGCTCGGGCGGCGCGTTCATGGCCGGCGTGATTACCGCCCCCGCCGGCACTACGGTTGCCGTTGTGGTCGGCGCAGGCAGCGGCGGCATGTACGGCACCGGCGACGTGACGGCCGGCGGCGATACCGCTTTAGCGTGGACTGTCGGAGGGGTGGCGCACAGTGTTACCGCTGGCGGCGCTCGCGGCCCGCACCTAGTCAGCTACGGCGGACTCCCTGGCGCTGGCGGCGCGTGTTCCGGCACAGCCTCAATCGCGCTGGCAGGCCAGCGCGGCGTCGACGGCGGGTTAGCATCAAGCGGCGGGCTGACGTGGGGTTTAGGCGGCGCGTCGCCGTTTGGCGGAGTTGGCGGGCAAATCAATGTAAGCGATGCAGATGGCAAGTGGCCCGGCGGCGGCGGGTCCGCTTGGTATGATGGCGCAAGCTACTACCAAGGCGCTGGAGCCAACGGCGGATGCATTTTCGAGACATAGCAAACCGGCCATTTATCGCGCTTTTTTGTGTTCATTTATCGCGCCCGGCTTTACGATGCGAGTGATAGGGTCAACGATTACTTTGCTCATAGGTGCTGTTCCTTATTTTTTTGACATGCGATGGCGCGTTCACTGCTTAAGGGTATAGAAACTGCCGCTGAACACCGTGCCGCCCGCGCCCTTGTCCCAGAACTGCGGCTCGGAACAGCCCAGGCAACCGTGCCCCGCATAGGTAGGCGAAATCTTGAAGCGGCCGTTGTCCTTGGGGTCGGTGTTCCAGCCTAGCCGGGTGCAGGCGTTGTGGGTCTGCGGCCCGCGACAGCCCAAGTGCAACAGGCAGAAGCCCTGCCGCGCGCCGGCGTCGCCGTGGCTCGCGGCAAATTCGTTAGCCTCCCAGTGCGGGAAGCGCGGGCAGTTGTCGTGGACTGTCTTGGCGTTTCTGTCCGTGCCGTAAAACACGTTCGGACGGTTCAGCCCGTCCAGCGGCACGCCGGCCAGGCCGCCGGCCAGATACGCGGCGATGCTGCCGGTAATCACCTCGGGCAGCGGCGGGCAGCCGGACACGTTCACATAGGGCGGCAAGGATTTTCCCGCTGCGGGCTTGACCAGTCCCTTGGTGACCAGATCACCGTAACCGGAAGCGTTGCTCGGGTTGGGGTAGGCCGCCGGGATGCCGCCGAAGGTCGCACAGGTGCCCAAGGCCAAAACCAGCGCCGCGCCGCCCACCGCCTCGTTCAAATTCGCCAGGCTAGAATTACCGGCGGCGCAAGACCAGAACTCCGTCGCGCCGGACGGAATGGAACCGTCCAGGATAAGCACATAATTGCCGTAGGCCGCCTGCATGGCGTCCGTGCGCGCCTTTTCCGCCTGATAGCCGGCAGCCACTTGCAAGGTCTCGTGATAGTCCAGGGAAATGACGTTGAGGATCAGGCTCTCGATGGACGGATTGAACGAGCGCAGGATCGACTCCGAACAGCCGGTGCATTGCTGGAACGACAGCCAAACCACAGTCGGCTTGGGCGCGGCGGCCAGCGCCTCGGTGAACAATCGCGCCTGCTTGCCCGACAAGGCCAGCGAGGAGGCGGTGATGGCGGCGAACTTCAAAAACGCGCGCCGGGAAACGCCCCGTTCTTTGAGGGCTTCAAGAAAGGTCTGTTGTCTGCTCATTATTTAACTCCCATTGTTAATCGACAGGGATAGGGTGCGAATCGGGCGTGTCGAGCCGGGCGCAACGGATGCGCAGTCCGGCCAGCCCCTGGGCTATGGAAAAGCAGTCTGAGCGAAGCAAATCGGGGACTTCGGTGATTTCGACGAACTCACCGAGATTGCCGCCGTCCAAGTCGCGGTGGGAAATCCACCAGACGCAGGGGACGGCGGTTTCTTGCGCCAGTGTGGCGCCGACGGTCGTGACGGTGGCAGCGACTTCGCCCTGGCCCAAGATCTGGCGCAACAGGTCGAGTTCGGCTGGCATGCCGATCAGGCAACGCAGGTCAATGGTGGAATCTTTTCCCTCTCCCACCAAGGCGTCGAGTTTGGTTTCAATCTCTGCCAGGATGGCAAGAACGACGGAGGTGCTAGGGCCAGGATGGGCAGCCGACGCGACCGCCGCCCCCTCGCTAACGACGCGGATTTCGTGGATTTTGGACATGGAACGAAAGCCTCCTTTCAGACCGTTATGGCACGGGTAATGCTTTCGGACAAAACCTTGTTAATACTTACAAGCTAAGTATTAACAAGGCTGGCCGAAACCCCAACGGAACCGGCTTTACTCTTCAGTTTAATTATATTTTCAAACCAACTCTACGAGCAATACCAAACAATGTCCAGCGTTATTTATGCCATCATAAAAACCTAATTACCCATTTATAAATAGAAACTATTCGTAAATGCGAATGATGCTTTATCGATTGTTATTGTGGTGGCTGAGCGTGCGCCTATTTTGATTAATGTTGATATACATCAAATATTATCAACATATAAAACAGGAGATGGGTTTAATTGGTTTATTATGGTTCAAAGCAGTATCTATTTATAAACAACCCGATGACGGCGTCGTGCAGGACTTCCGACTTTGAAAAGCAGATTGTTTTTCGCGCCAGCCGTTTGATTC